AAAATTAGAAGGTATAATATTAGTATTAACTTGTTGAATATTATTTGTATTTGAATCACTATAACTAGCTGTAACTCTTGATAATAAATTAACACCATATGTTTGGAAAAATACATAATTACGACGAATATCATCAGTTTCAAAAAGTGTATCTTTATTAATATTCAAACCACTAAATTTTACAATTTTATAAATTAAATTATTTTTTGTTTTAGTTGATTGCAAACATGATATATTAATTCCTTCTGTATTCTGAGTATTTTTAAATAAAGGTAATTGATAACCCTTTGCATATATTCCACTTTTCTGTTTAGATTCAATAAAATTATTTAATATTGATAAACCTGCATTAATATCTAAAACTTTAGGAATTTTAGTATCAACAATTTTATCATTTAAATAATTTGGATTAAATAATTGAGAATAAACAGTTGTTAAAATTATTCCAAAATTAATTTTATTAGGTTGTAACATTATATTTAAATTTTTTATATTCATCCATTCATTATTATCAGTCTGTAATACAATAGGTTGAGAATTATATATAAATTTATAAAATTTATAAACACCACCTGTATTTATAATATATTTTTCTAAATATTTATTTATAAATATAGTTTGTATCATAAATAATAAATAATCATCTAACATCTTATCAAAATATTTATCATCTAAATTATTTGGAATATAAAAACTATTAACAGAGTTAACAATAAAATTTATATTATTTTGATTTAAGAAATTATTATTATAATCTATAGTTGTAATATCAATACCTAATTTTGAAACAATAATTAAAAAATGAATAAAAATAATATATTTTTCAATTAAATCTATATTATTAATTGGAATAATATTTTTAAATTTATTACTTTGTTGATTTATATCATTTATTAATTCGTCTGTAAATAATGTTGATCTTGTTATAGTTTGTGATTTTATAAATAGAAAATATTCTGAAAATTTTTTATAATTAAGAACAACTTGCATTAATTTAATAATTTGTTCTTGATCTCTAAAAATATTTGATAATTCAGAAGTTGTAATTTTATTAAGAACAATATTATTAAAATTTTCATAATTGCTAATATTATTAATATTATTTTTAATTAGTTCTTTAAATGATACTAATTTATCATTAAATTTGTTATAAATATCTTTTGATAATGCACTAGCTTTATATCTAATATTATGAAGTAATGCTCTTTGTTGTTTTTTATTAAAATCTTGTGGAATCTGATTATTAAAAATAATTTTACTTATATTTTCTAAATTATTTTCGTTTTTTTCAAATCCAGGTAAAATATTATCATAATTAAAAACATCATTATTAAATAATATATTCTTGAATGGATTATTATATATTTCATTTGTAATATGATTATTAAAATAATTATGAGAAACATTTTCTATTTTTAGTTGATCATATAATTTATTATCATTAGTTTCTAATAAATAATTTTCTTCATTCATATAAAAAAGATAACGATCGTTTGATATTTTGTTAATATTTTTATCATACTCTGATAAAAAATTTTTATTCAAAGTAGGTATATATTTTATTGAATATAATGTTTTATAATTTTTATCTTTTAATGCTAGTTTAAAATCTTTTAATTTATTATAAATTTGTTTATTTTCATTCTTTGTTTTATTATTTTTTTCATAATCAACATTTATTGGATTTAAATAAAGATCATTATTTGGATTTATAGTTATATTATCTGGATTATTATTAAAAAATAATCTAGAATATAAGTTTTTTGCTTTAACTATATTAATTGGATTAGTTATATTTTCAAAATTTAATTTTTCTTTATTATCTGTAAATACTTTAAAAATATCAATATATGGATTATTTTCAATTAATTTTTTTACAATTTTTAAATTTTCAAAATCTTGATTTGTATTTAATTTACTACTTTTAATATCTAAACCTAATCTTATTTTAATACAATTATTAAGATTAGAATCTGTAATTAAATCACGACATATGATAAATCCATTACAAGCTCTACTAAAATCAGTTGATACATGTATAAAATTTACTGAATTAAGTCCTATTCCATAATTGTATAAAATCTTATTTCTTATTTCAGAAGATTTTGGCTTATTATCTTCTCTACTTAAATAATTACCATATGTTTCTTTAGACATAAAACCCGTTTTAATATTTTGATTTTTAATTTCTTCCCAATATTTTTTTAAAAATATTAATCCATTTTTTACAAAATTCATATTTTCAGATCTAGAACCCACAACACCATTAAAAAAGGCTATCATATTATTTTCATCTAATTTCATAATTCTTATAGAATCTTGTGAAGTTCTATCAGATGGATAAACAGTTTGACCACTATTAACACCAGTTGTTTGTAATTGAGTTAATTCTTCAACTTCTAAAGATTTTGGTAATGGTGAAAAGAATTTCTTAAATATAAATCTTTTTCCTTCTTCAGTTAATTGATCATTTTTATATCCAAATTGTCCATTATCATCATCTAAATCTCCTAAATCATTTACTTTAAAATTTTTATCAAAAATAATTACAGGGAATATAAATAAAGTATTAGGAACATCTCCAATTATTTTCGTAGATTTTATTTTAGAAAAAGTTGAGAAAAAATGACTAGGATTAATATTAAATATATCAAGAGAACTTTTAATATTATCTTGTAATATTGGTAATTCAATTTTTTCTAAAATATCATAATCTTTTGAATTAATTTTATTATATGCATATAAAAATGACATAATTAATATAATTTATAATAATAAAATATTTAAAAATTAATTGATATATTTATTTAAGATATCTAATTAATATGATAATTGATGATTATTTTGATGAATTAATAAAATATCAAGAAAAATATGGAAATAAAACAATTATATTGATGGAAGTAGGAAGTTTTTTTGAAATGTATGGAGTAGATAATGAACAAGAAAAAATAGGAGATCTAAAAAAAATAACAGAATTATTAGGTTTAGCATTATCTAGACGTAATAAAAGTATTTTAGAAAATTCAAGAAAGAATGCACAAATGGCTGGATTTGGAACTGCATTTTTAAAAAAATATTTATCAATTCTAATAAATAATGGTTATACTATAGTTCTTATTGAACAAACAACTCCTCCACCGAATCCTATAAGAGCAGTTACTCAAATATTTAGTCCAGGAACTTATATAGATGAATGTTTAAATCCATTTAGTAATAATATAAGTTGCTTATATATTGAAAACCTTGAATGTTTTAAAACAAAAAAAACAATATATGCATGTGGTTTATCTACAATAGATTTATCAACAGGTAAATCTAATATATATGAAAATTTTACAAGATTTGGAGATAATAATGCATTATTAGAAGATATTTATAGATATATAGAAACTAATTCACCTCAAGAATTACTTTTAATCTATAATATAAATCAAAATTCTAAAAACTTAGCTGATTTTGAGAAAATATTTAGTAATAAAAAATTATATAATATAAAATATGAATCTTCTACGCATAATAATAATTATTTAAATGAATATTTTAGAAAAATATATTATAGTAAAAATGAATTCAAAGTTAATAATAGTTTAGAAAAATTAGGATTAGAATTCAAAATTAATTCATCATATAGTTTTTATAATTTATTAAATTTTGCATATGAACATAATGAAAAAATAATAGATAAAATAGATGAACCAATAATATATTTTAGTGATGAAAATTTAGTATTATATAATAATGCTTTAAATCAATTAAATGTAAATGATTCAAATAATAGTAATACATTAATAAATATTTTATCAAAAACAAGCACAAGTATGGGTAAAAGATTATTAAAAGAATATTTAACAAATCCAATAACGAATATAAATAAATTAGAGAAAATGTATAAATTAGTAGAAGAATTTATACCACGAATAAAAGATTTAGAAGAAAATTTAAATAATATATCAGATATTGAAAGATTAAGAAGAAAGGTAATATTAAAAATGATACATCCATATGAATTTTATAATATGTATTTATCAATAGTTTATATGAATAAATTAATGTGTTATTGTGAATCAATAAAAGAATTAGAAATAAATAAAGAAGAAAGAGATATAATAAATAAATGGATAGATGAATTTGAAAGAATATTTTTATTAGATGAAATACAAAAATTTTCAATAAATACGATAACAAATAGTATATTTAATAAAGGAATATATAAAGATGTAGATAATATTCAAAATGAAATGGATATAATAATGCATAAATATGATTTAGATATAGAAGATTTGAATAAAATAGCAGAGGGGTCATTTGTTAGATTAGATAATAATGAGAGAGATGGATGGTTTTTAACAATAACAAATAGTAAATTAGAATTATTAAAAAAGAAAATGAGTAAGGAAAAATATAATGAATATCATTTTAAAAAGCATTCAACAGTATTAACGAGAATAGTAAATACAGAATTAACAAATAGATCTAATAAATTAGTATTATTAATAGATAAAATTAGATGTATTGTAAAAGAGAGATATATAGAAACATTAAATTTATTTACAGAAAAATATGATAAATATTTAGAGAAATATATTGATAAAACAGCTTATATAGATTATATAAAATCAAATGCAAAATGTGCAAAGATGTATCATTACACCAAACCAGTGATAGGAGAAGAGAAAGAGGATGAATCTTATATAATATGTAATTCATTTAGACATCCAATAATAGAAAGGATATATACGACAGAATCATATGTAACTAATGATATAGAATTAGGATATAAAGGAATTGATGGAATATTATTATTTGGATTAAATGGTGTAGGAAAGAGTTCATATATGAAAGCGGTTGGTTTAAATATAATAATGGCTCAAGCTGGAATGTTTGTTCCATCAGAAAAATTAATTTATAGACCATTTAAAAAAATATTTGCAAGAATAAGTGGAAATGACAATATTTATAAGAATCAGTCTTCATTTCAAGTAGAAATGGATGAATTGAGGAGTATATTAAAATATAGTGATAAAAATTCATTAGTATTAGGAGATGAGATATGTAGAGGAACAGAAACATTATCAGGATTAGCATTAATAACAACATCAATAGATAGATTTTCGAGGAATAAAATAAAGTTTATATTTGCAACACATTTACATAAATTGGGTGAATTAATTGATCATAATAATGTTAAATTTTGTCATTTACATGTAGAAATTAAAAAGGATAATTTAATATATGATAGAAAAATTCAAGAAGGTATAGGTTCATCATTATATGGAATAGAAGTAGCAAAATATTTATTAGAAGATGATGAATTTATAAAAAATGCATTAAATATAAGAAATAAGTTATTAGGAAAGAATATAGAAGATGGTTTATTATCAAATAAACAATCTAATTATAATAGTAAATTATATATAGATAGTTGTCAGGTATGTGGAGATAAAAATAATTTAGATACACATCATATAAAGTTTCAAATGTTAGCGGATGAAGATGGATTTATAGGACATTTGCATAAAAATAATTTAAGTAATTTAGTAGTATTATGTAAAAAATGTCATGATGAGGTTCATAATGGTGTATTGAATATTAATGGATATAAGCAAACAATTAAAGGAACTGAATTAATTAAAGAAATTATAACAGAAGAAGAGAAGATTAATAAAACTAGAAAAAAATATAGTGAAGATGATATAAAAAAAATAAATGAATATAATAAACCTAATTATAATAAAAAATTTATAATAGAGGAATTAAAAAATAAATATGGTATAAATATCTCAGTGATAATGTTAAATAAGATATTTAAGGGAGAATATTGAATTCTTAAGTGAAGTAATCTTACAATAATAATAAATATTATAAAATATATAAAAGCATATATATAAATATATATATGATTTGATGGAAATAGAAAAATATATAGGAGAAAAGAATAAGATATTAAATTGGTTATTACAAGATATGAATAAATTAGAAACAGGTGAAAAAATAATAAGATATTTATTGTTAAAAGAATGGAATACAAATTTACAGATGAATTGGTCATTAAAGGTAGGATGGATGACAAAAGATTTAAATTTTATTATATGGTTATTTGAATATAATTTTTATAATAATTATGTTGAATTTTTTAATATAATTAAACATAAAAATTTTACATTATTTTTAATAGATGATTTTACATATAATAAAAATTTAGAAGATAATTTAATATGGTTATATAAAAGATATGGTCCAGATACAATATTAAAATCAAATTGTATAAAATTAAATGTAAAATGTTTAAAAAATTATTTAGAAAATGGATATATAAATTTATTAAAAATAATAATAAAAATTTATAATGAATATTTTGATACAAGAAATAGTAATGTATTATTTAAAGAATATATATACGAAAGTTTAATATGTCCATCCATATATTTATCAATAATATTTACATATGGAAATAAAGAATTAATACAGTATTTAGAAGAATTAGGTTTTTTAATTGAAAAGATAACAATAAGAAAACAATATAATCCATTAAATAATATTACATCCAATATATTTAATTTGGCATTTACAGATAGAGATATATTTAGAAATAGGAGTATGAATAGAATAAATGAGATAATAGATATGATAATATATATAATGAATCATAAATATTTTTCATATTCAAAATATACAAAGATAAGATTTAGAATAAGATTATTATGTATAAATGATCCAACAATGAGATTAGTAAAATATATAATAGAGAATTTAAAATTTGATGATTTATTGTTAAAAGATATATTGAATAAATGTATAAATAAAATAGAGTTACCAGAATCTATAAGATATATATTAGATTATTTTGGACCCAAATATTGTAAAGGTTTTAATTTAGATATATTATCAGAGTTATTTAAATCAAATGAATTATTTTATTATTATATAGATCAAATATTTAAACAAGGATATAATTTAAACAATAGAGTTATAAATAAAAATACAATTACATCTTTTTTATTACAAGTTTATTCGAATGATAAAGAAATATATTTAAAAAAAATAATAGATTATTATCCAAATTTTTTAAATAATAATAGATTAATAGAAAATTTATATTATTATTTATCAGATAATTTTAAAATAAATATTATAGAATTACAGACTATAAATTGGAAAGGTATAAAAAAATATATATTAGAATGTAATAAGAGTATAGAGGATAATGATAATAATATAATAAAAAGTTTAATAAAATATTATGAAGATAATACATATAATATAAATGAAAAAAAATATGTATTAGAAATAATAAGAGATATAATAAAAGATTATCCAGATTTATATGAAGAATATGAAAATAATACAAATAAAGTAAAAATATTAATAAAAGAAGATTATAAATTAAAATATATAGTTGATAAATGGATATCAAAACATATATATAAAAAATATGATTTTAATAAGCATGATATATGCACAATATGTTTAAATAATTTTGATAAATTTATAGATTTGAATGAAAATAATGAAAAAAAGATAAATTATTATAAATATGAATTATGTAGAATAAATGAAATTAAAAATAATCAAGAGATAGAGAATCAAATAATAAATAGTAATCAGAATGATATAGATAATCAGAATGATATAGACAATCAAAATGAGATAGACAATAATAATGAGAGAGAAAATGAGAATGATATAGAGAATCAGAATGAGATAGAGAATCAGAATGAGATAGAAAATCAGAATGAGGCAGACAATCATAATGATATAGAAAATCAGAATGAGAGAGATACAATGAATAAAGAAAGAGATGCATTAACAATGTATATGGATGAGGTTGGTAAAATATTGAATTCTTTATCAGTAGAAGATAAAAATAAATATTTTAAGGGTAGAAAGAAGTATCAAATAATAATAAAAGATAATATATGGATAAAAGAAATAATCAAAAATAATTTAGGAATATTAAATGAATATTTTAAGATAAATATATCAAGTAAATCGTATCAAATAAATTATATAATATTAGATTTATTACCAAAATATGAAATGATAAATAAAAATTTAAATAGATTATTATATAAAGATAAAAATACTAAACCGATAGTAAAATTTTATATACCTTCTAAATATTTTGTAATAATAAAGAGTATAAATAATTTAAAGATAGATACAATAGAATATAGAATGAGTTTTTTAAATATAATAGATCAATTATTGATTACATTAAAGTTTTTTTTTGATACAAATAAAATAGATTGTTCG